ATATAATCTATCTTGTCTTTTATTATATCTAATTTGCTTATCTGTAGTTAACATCATATCAATATCTTCTAGATATGATTTTGTCATTGAATAACTTAAAAGACCATTATATCCAAGATTAAATGCAACATCATTTAAAAATAGTTGATATTTAACACTAAACATACCATTAGAAATAGCACTAGTATCAAATTTAAATATTCTTTCTACACCAATTACAGAATCTGGAACTTGAATAAAATTAGAAGTTTCATACCAATTAGAAATAATACCACCAACACCAGGTATATCAGTAGAAGTTGCAGTAGTAGTTACAATACCAGCAGTATTTGAACTACCAGTTTTATTATTTGCCCTTCCTCTATCAATATCATATTGAGTTAATTTATATTTAAGATACATTCTTTCAACACCATCAAAATGACGCTCATTAAATAATTGAATAGCATCATCTACTAAATCATCTAATTGATCATCATCAACATTAATTTCTAGTACTGGTGCACCTAATTTTCTCAAACAATAATCTACTAGTCCTTGTCTAGTTGTTGGTTTTGCCATCAGAATGAACCTCCATCAATGATTCCACTTAATTGAGTAGCAGTTAAAATACCTGTTACTACTGCACCTGTTTGAGTAGTTTCCAGTTTCTTACCAGCACCACTACCTCTCCAATATAACTCTACACCAGCATCAGTATTAAATACAGCACTATTTGCACCAGCTACATCTTCAATTACTACATCAGCAGCACCTCGAATTCTAAGATCGCCAGTACCAATATCCGTTATATAACTGGAACTGCCATCATGATATATTTGCAAATCATCCGAAGTTCCAAATGTAGCCTTAGCATTATCATTTAATCTAAAGAAACCTGATGATCTAATCCAACTAGCATCATAACTTGCACCAGTAAGAGTTAAATCACCATTTACATTAAGTGCACTTAAAGTTCCAAGTGATGTGATATTGGGTTGAGCAACAGTAAGAAGAGTTGCGTTAAGTCCACCAATTATTGTAGCAATACCTGCAATTGATAATCCAGCAGTAGCAGAAAATCCTTCTCCTGAACTAATAGTTATTCCAGAACCAACATTAATAATATCATTATCACCATCAAATGTTATACTAGATGACCCAACAGTCATCATACCAGAAACTTGTACATTTCCTCCAATATCTAATTGGGCAATTGTACCAATACCAGTTATATTGAGATTTCTACCATTAACTTCATCATATGTAACATCATCCTTTACATATAAATCTCCACCAACATAAAAATCTCCACCAGTAGTAGTAATACCACCAGAACCAGCTAAGGTAGTAATACCACTTACATTAAGATTTGATTGTACAACTAAACTTTTTAAAATATCTACGGCACTATTGATATCAACAATATCTCCATTGAATGTTGATATTCCTGCAAAAACAGTTCTTCCACCTATATTAACATCTTTAGCAATTCCTACTCCACCCGCAATAGTTAAAGCACCATTTCCTATGGTTGTAGAATTTGTAACATTTGAAAATGTAGATATTCCTGAAACTTTAAGAGCAGTAGAATGAATTAAATCTGATAATACAAACTTTGATGTTGGATGATCCCATACAAGAACTAATCCATTTTCTGATGATCTAGTAGAATCAACGTCAAGTAAATTAATTAATCTTGTTGGAGGTGCTGATGCATTAGATAAGACTCTAATTACATTCTGTGAACCAATTCTATCGTTAATATTTGGCATTACCTTGTAACTCCACCTCTAACTAGTGCTGAACCCTCTATGGCTTTATATTCACTACCATCTTGGGTTATTATTTTTACATCATAAACATATCTTCCAGGTTTTATATTCACAGTAGTTGATGCTACTAAATTTATAGATATAATTCCTGCATCAGGGTCAGTGACAGAAGTTGCAAATGAAACCTTGTTTGCACTTGACGAATGCTTCCGAAGCATAGCTGTTGTAGCTGCACCTGCCAAACTCAAAAATGAATTAGAACGAGTATCCTCTAATTGAAAGGATGTGTCAAAGTCAAATCCTTGCTCAATTACAATATTGGATACATATACTGCCATTATTAATCAATATACTTTTAAATATTTATAATCTTTTATTTAACACTTCATATAAAAGAGATTTTATTTCATCAATATCAGAACGTAATCTTTTCAACTCTTCTTCATCAGTTTGTTTTTTATTCCTCATAGCAACATATTGAGAATATCCTTGCATATCACGATTTATGATTGCACCAGATTTTTCATCCCTATAAAGATGCTTATGACCTTCAACTTGTATCATTTTGCTAAAGCAATTGCTCTCAGATCTTTAAATCTTGGTGGTTTTGCTTCATTTGTTCCACTAATAACAATTTTAATCTGGAATCCAGTAAAATTATCCTCATTATTAATAGTAAATTCATAATCTCTAAATTCATTTTCAACACTAGATGGAACAAAAACATCAGGTCTACCACTATTTAAATCAGGATTAATGACATTCTTTACAACACCATTATCATCAAGATTATCATATCCAGGGAATAATTTATAAGATTCTTGAACTTCTGATGAATCTGCTTTAAATAATCTATATAAGACTCTAAAATCAGCAGAAGCATCTCTATATGCACCAATTAAAACTTTTAAAGAGTTTGATTCCTGTGTTAAATTCACCTTTTGTGAAATATAACATGCTGCATGTGGATCACCAGTTAATGCATTTGATCTAGAATCACTAGCATAATCTGCTACTGGATTATTTAATCTATTTCTCCATAATCTAAATGCTCCATTATCAAGATCCAATACTGGAGATACATTAGAATCAGTAGTTGCAAAATTAACAGATAAAGTAACTGATTTATTTCTAGGGAAATTAGACAATCTGGTTACTTCATCAACTCTAGAACAAAGAAGACGTGGAGAAGATAGGTTATTAACTGAATTAAATTCAACATTTTCATATCCTTGATCTATAAAGGATGATTCTGTTCCACCATCACTAGTTCCAGATACTGATCTCAATTGTGCATTAATAGTCGATTGACTAGTAGGAGTCATGACATTAAATGAAGGATTAAACATATCATACTGGAAATTTTGTGTACTTACTATTTCATCTCCTCCACCAAAAGCAGATTGAGTAAAACTCAATTGATTTTGTCCAGTAGATCTATCTTGAAGATTTGGTCTTCCTGCTCCTCTTGGAACAGATATGTAGTAAGTATCTATCGTTTTAAGTGCATTCAATGCTACAGAATTATTTGCCATGTTATGTTCAGTATTAATGCCCGTTAAAGAAACTCCATTAAATTCATACTTATAAACAGAAGACCCACTAAGATGAGAGTCTTGTGGAGATCCACCAAAACCTCTTTGACCAACACTAAGTGATCCTGCACCAATACCATCATAGAATATTATTTCACTACCAACCTTCACATAACCAGTACTTGTGGAAATACCTTCAAATGTACTAAATGTTGATGTATTTGCCACAGATATGGTAGTTGAAGTAGAACTAAGATCTGCATTTAAATTAACAGGAACTGTATCTGGTTGGATATTATCCAATACAACTATATTATTATCAGAAGTCATTCCATGATTATATTTCTCAACTTTCATCACATTACCTTGATATAATTCTCCAAGAATAGAAGAACTCTGTATTGTAGTGTGTGCAGTTCCTGCTACAGGAGTAACAGTAGTACCATTAGCCTTAGTATATACTAAAACATTTTCTGATGGGTAACTTTCTCCTTGAACATCTGATAAGTATAAAGTATCAATACCCCAAATATCAGATACTGTTATCTGAGCACCTTCACCTGTGTTCTTACCTGTGGGTAAACTAGATGTTTTAACACCAACAACATCACCAACTACATATCCACTACCAGTATTTGCAATAGAAACTGCATTAATAACACCACCAGAAATACCTAGAACAGCAGTAGCACCTGATCCATTACCAGTAATTGATACCAAATCAACAGTTGGGGTACCAGTAAAGGAATATCCAGAACCACCACTAGTAATTGTTCTTCCAGCTGTGTTCACTAACAATGGACCACCAGATTGTTCAAGGAATCCAGTAGCACCTGTGGGAACTGTTGGAGATCCACTTAAAGCAGAAGATATTTTTACACCAGGTACTAAATCAGCAAGAAGATCTGTTGAATTTGCAGTTGTAATTCCAACCTTTAATTTTCTTGGGAATAACTCTATAGAGTTATTTCCTGTTTTAAAAATATTAGGGTCATTAGATTTTAATGATGGATTATATAATGTTAATGATCCATTATTAACAAATGAGCATTGATATAAAGTAAATTTAAGATCTTCAAATTGGCTTGCTGTCCAAATTGTTCCGTTTTGAGATTTAAATAAACTTCCACCAATATACTGTGTTCCAACTATAGATTGAATATCTTTATCAAGATTTTTTGTCTCAATAGTAGGTTCACTCATTCTAGCAATCCAAACCTTATATGCATTAGTGGATCCTGCTCTAAGTCTTAAAGCATATTCAGTATTTGGTTCCAACCAAACAGGTGATGGGAACTTAACATTAGTTGCTATGGAAGCATCAGTAGAAGTTTTAATAATAGAAGTTCCAGAAGAATCTAATTCTTGTGGATCTAATTGAATTTGAGCAAAACCCTGTATTATTTGATTTGTTGGAGTTCCAAGTTCAACAGTTACTATCTCAACACTTATTGGTTGAAAATCATCTTTTTCTGCAAAATATAAATCTACAGAAGATAAGAACATTCCATTTGTATCAGTAGTAAATGATTGTGCTAATGGATCATCATATTCAGGTTCTGGATCTGGAAGTCTAATAGTAACTGCAGTTCTATTAACTGTTGTTACAATTCCATTAGTACGATATAATGCTTCTCCATGAGTCACACTAACTGATGTATTATCAACATCACCTAATGCCGTACTATCATTAGTAACAGAAGATGTAATTTTAAACGTCTTTCTACCATTATTAAATCTTAGTGGTGGTGGTGGAGTAGTTAATGGATCTCTAATAAAGAATGATCCATATAAAGAACCAAAAGAATCTGAAATTAATCTAATTGGATTTCCTTCTGCTATACTATACGAATGTACTGCAATTGCTCCACTAGATTCACCAATAAATCTCATACCAACAGTCATTCTTCCATGATAATCTCCTTGTGCCTCTTTTGATAATGATGCAAGATCTACATTTAATATTGAGGAAGACTCAGTATATGATGCTGATACATTAACTGTTGGATCATATGGATTCTCTGCAAATGTATATGTAGGTGAATTATAAGCACCCTTTTTATGATTTGGTTGTGCAGCTCTAAATGTAAGAGTTGGAACTCCTGTATCACCCCAATCATAACCTCTAATAGTTTCTCCAATTGTAAATGATCCTTGGACCATACTTATTTCTATTAACTTTGGAATAACATCTATTCCACTTCTACCATCAAAGAATGGATAGTATCTTGTTTTAGGTTTCAATCCAACAGCAGAAAAACTAACATTCCTAGATCTCATATGAGTATCTAATCTTGTTCCTGTTATTATATCTTCATTAATTACTCCTGCGGTATCTCCTATTATAGTTCTAGTTCCACCATCAATTATTTCAGTCCTAGTCCAATTATCAGATTGTGGAGTCAATTGAATATCACATTCGTATTTAACAACTGTAAATGGATTTACATTTTCCATATGGCTTGCAAATACATTTTTAATATCTGATTCTATTTCAGTATATTTTAAAGTTATTAAATCTCCTGTTTTTTGTAAATTTTCATCTAATAATGGCAAATTCTGAGAAAAATCACAAGTAGTAACATCTTCTGTTTCTGCAACACCTAATTCTGGTTGGAATGCATACCTATCCAATGGAACAAGCATTTCTTGTTTTAAACCATCAACATCAACTTTATGATCTGGATTATTTACATCCATTCTACTAGCATCTTTAAAATCATCTACAAAGAATCCAGTTTTAAATCTATCATTTCCAGATGAATCTCTAATCTGTAAAGATTTTGTATCTAATTCAAGTAAAGATAAACTTGTTACTGTTTCTAAATTAGATATTCTATCATCTAATTTTCCAATATCTCTCATTGTATATCTCTTATTATCAACAAGAGTTACTTTTGCATCTGATGCATGATACAAATATGCTGGAAGATGAATTGATGCTACATGCATTGCATCATCGATCAATGATGGTTCCTTTGGATTTAGTGAAGAAACACCTTTTATTAAGGAGAATTTACCCATATTACCCTCAGAATCTTCTTCTGGGGATAGGATTAATTTATCAATTCTTGACAAATAATAACTATATCCAACTTCAGAATCACCTTCTGATGATACTACCAAAGTTGAAGTAGCACCATTACCACTAAAATCTCTACTCGTAAACGCAAATGGTGATTTGTCAGTACTAGTAAATTCAGATACTCTTGGTCTAAAATCTAATATATCTGTTGCCCTAATACCATTCGCTAGTATTGGTATGTCATTAGAATATCTATCTTTATCATAAGAATTTACTGTAAATACATCACCTTCATCACTTGATGGTACTTTATATGAATTATAAACTACTAATATCTTCTTAGAAGGTGCTGGAAGATCTGATCTTCTAACTAATCTAGAATAGTCATAATATTGTTCTCTTTGACCCTTATCTAAAGAATAAGTTGAAGTAATATCTGAACCATTTCCAAGAGATATTCCTTGTAATGTAGTGACAATATTAGATTCTTCAAATGTAATTAATTCACCTAAAGTAAATCTATTAGTATTTAAATAACCAATTGTTATTTCCGTAGAAGATAATACACTTACAACCTGAGCAACAGATCCAGTTTCAGAACCTTTAATTTTTTCACCAACAACTACATTTGCATCTAATGCTAATCCAGAAATAAATGTCAATTTATCTAATGTTGGATCTGTCTCATCTTTTGATTCTACTATAGTTACTATATTACATACGTCAGGAACATTTAATGAAATTTCCTTGTCTTCTACTCTCAATCCATAATATCTACTAGTAGATAATCCACTTGTAGTAGTTGATACACCAGCATTAGTCTTGTTAACAATAAGTTGATTACTTCTAGTATATTCTTTAATTTTTTCTTTAACTACTTGTTTTTCTGTTGTAGCATTAATCGTAACATTACTACCATTAGTTAATCCTTCAATAACAATTGTAGATGCATCAGAAGATCTTGTAAACTGATCTTTTGTTAAAGGTGCAATAGTTCCATTACCATAAAAAACAGAATATCTTTGAGTATCAAATGAAGTAAAGAATGCACTTGATAATCCAGTTACAGCAGTTAATTTACCACCAGATACAGTTTGTGATTTTATCTGTTCACTAACAACTAATTCAGAATCTGAGAGATTTAATTCTGCAAGATTAAAAGGTCCAACGGGAGTATAAAGACCAGCACTTTCATTATTTAATATCTCTGGTTTCATAAGACTAAAACCAGCCTGTGCTTCTGTAAGTACACCAACAAATCCAGTACAAACACCAGCAACTCTACTAACACCTTTAAGTTCTAATCCTCTTAAATCGGTATCTATACTAACAACTCTATTAAAAACATCATCCTTACTTACATCAAAATAATCTTTTGCTTGATATTTAATTATAGATCCTTTTTTAATACCAAGAGCTGGATTAAATTGATTACCTGTAATTGTTAAATCTCCATCACCCCAAGTTGCAGTAGTAGGAGTCACAGGACCAGGTGCCCAATCTGGTGTTACAGTAATTGATAAATTATTAATTGGATATTCTCTTAATACAGTATCTGCAAAAAAGTCAACATTTAATCCAGCAAAAGCACTACTATCTTGATATACAGATTTTATATCATCAGCACCATAAACTTCAAAACTAGATATTGATCTAGAATGCTCATCAGTTTCATTAATTAAAATCTTTTCTCCAGTAATAAATGTTCCAGAAGTCTGAGATATAGTAACAACAGCTCCTGCAACCTCTGTTACATATCCACTAGCACCACTACTTACACCTCGAACAAATGTACTAGTAGGACAATCATGGGCAGCTAAGGCAAGATTTAATGTTAGTTTAGTATATGTTTGTATATCATAAAGATATAAATTCCATTCACTAGCACCGCCCTCAGTGGCACTGTAAGGCGTGTTTCTCAGTCCTAATGAATATACCCTAGCAATTCCAATTTGAGTACCTGAGGGTGTTGTACTCCAAGTACCTGTAGTTTCATTCCATGCCCTTCTTTGATCATATAGTTCAACAGTATTTGAATTATTATTAAGTCCAAATAATGGAGTACCAGATACATTATTAACCCTAATTAAAGATCCCATTTCAAAAGGAACTTTTGCACTCTTTATTGTTTCGGTTTCTCTTGGTTTATCAAAATCTACAATAGTTGTTCCTATCCTATTAACTCTATATCCCTTAACATATGCTTTTCCAGATTCAATCTCAACACATCCCAATTCATCTGATGGTGCATTTCCTTGTTCAGTAACTTGATCTGACTGGAAAATACCATCATTTGAAATATTATCATTTAATGATTCCGAGACTCTGACATTAAAATTATCAAGAGAATAATTTCCAGATTCTTCATAAGTTCTATCAGCAAAATACTTAGCAATTAGACTATATTGTGAAGAATCTTGTAATTTTTTAAGACTACCATCTCTTAATTTAACTAATTCAACAAAACTACCATCATTAAAATCAGTTAAAGATTTTTTTGCTAAGGTGGTAGTAATTTTTAATCTATCTGCTCCTGGTGCAGCATAATTAGAGAATCCCCTAGCATTATCATATAAAGAAGGATCTTCCTTTGCAGTAATAATTGATTCTAAAATATTTAAACCTACCCTATATGAAGGAACATTTGAATATGGATCTAGAATTATAGTATCCGCAGAAACATGTACAAAATTACCTCTAATAAAATAAACTCCATCTTCAATAGATACTGAACTACCAGTAAAAGTAGCATTTGATGATATTAAATTAGCTACACTTTCTCCAACATCAATTGTTGTATTACCATATGTTATAACTTGTTGAGCTATTAAAGGCTCACCATCAGTTAAACTAGACTCTACGTTGTTATCATCAGAACTAATGTAATTGATGAATAATGTTAAATCTGTTATATCTGATGAATCTGAAGGTGTTTTATAATCATTAACTTCAATTTCAATTCCAGAGTTTTGACCTTTTAATTTTTTTCCTATTAATTGGTCAGCATATAATGATACTGGAATTCCAAGATGGTCGGATTCTAACTTTACAGAAAAATATTTATTATTATAATCAACATTACCAGGAATAACTAATGACCCCTCTTTGAAAATATGACTACCAAATTCTTTAACTTGATTTTGTAATATTGATTGTAGAGTTGTTAACTCTCTTGCTTGAACAGGTCTTCCTGGTCTGAATAAAACCCTATGAAAATTATTACTTTCATTAAAATCATCATAATATGGGTTTATATTTAAATTTGTTTTCTGTGACATGTTGATTAGAATTCCAAGATAACTTTAATGTCTTCTTTTTGTCGTTTGTCCCTTGTGATTAAGGCTCTATTATCCAAATAGATAATATCACCCGACTGATTATTTATCTCAGAACTTGAGATGCCATCTGTGAACTGAGTACCAAGTTCAATAACTTTATTACCAGTTGGATTTGTAGTAATACCAGAAAAATTGGTATTAATAACACATGTAGTACTGCCAATAGAAACTTCAGTTCCATCAGATTGGAATTGATAAATTTTTCCATCAGTAGTAGAACCAGAACTACTTATACCAGATGTATCTGTTTGATCACCAGTAGTTTGGTTAAAATACAATGATCTATCCTGATAATATTTTAGAATCGCAATTTTAGGGTTAGATGAAATTTCATCAAAAGAAACAAGGTAACCTCTTGCTTCTCCAACAACTTTACCATCAGATTGTATGTTCTGAGTAATTTTTGTTCCAATAGCAATAGGAGTTGTTGGATAATCACTAAGATATAATGAAGATACCGAAGAAAATTGATTTTGTGTAAATACCGATGTTGATCCAATTGAAGTAGGATTTTTAACTATACCAATTTGTGCAAATTTAGTATCTAAAGGAAAATCCTTTGTAGAGTCGTCAAATCTAGCATAAATTAAAACTCGATCAGCACCTAATTCTTTATATAAATCATATCCATGTCCCTTTGATGGTGGAATAATAGGAACTAATTTAGCAGGAGTATTATTACTAATTGCACCAGATGAAATATTGGTTAAATCAACCATACCATAAGTATATCCTTTACCACCAACAGAAACTTGTGTTTTAGTTATTTGAGTTCCCTCAACATCAACAATAACTTTTCCACCAGATCCATCACCAACAATATTAAATTCTTGACCTAATCCACCAGAATATGAATTACCTCTTTCATCAATATAAACTTTTTTAATTTGATTATTGTTTATATCAGCATTTCCACTATCTCTTACAGATTGTATTTGAGCGTCAGTAGAAGTTGACCAATTATTTGGTAAAGGTATATACTCAGTTGCATCAAATTTTATAATATCACTTGGAGCAACAGTAAATAAGTATTTCCATACATACCCATCATCAGTATCTCCTGATGCAGCAGATGGTTCTAACCCAGTAAAGAGAGGTTCATTTTGAGAAAGATTTCCAGTAGTATTAATTCCTGAAGAACCATTATCAATACAAATATAAACGCTAAAATCTTTATTAATTACATAATATTTTGCATCATATAATCTAGAAGAAAATGTTTTTGGTGATTGATTTTCTATATGATAATCATGGCGATACATTTCATATTGAGTTCCTTTAGTCCAAGTTTCTTTTCTAATAACTCTTCTAGCATTATCTATATTAACCTTCTTACCAAAAATCATTGTATCTTTGGTATGATTTAAATAATTAAAATTATCAGTTGGATTTGGTCTGGAACCATCAGAATTCCATTTGGCAGGACTTTCAGTTCTACCATACGCATTACCTATTCCAGGATTTGACAAACCCACAAACACATAATAAGAATTTGAAGGATCATTAATATCCCCCAAAAAATTACTAGCATTATTGATTCTAAACTGATCTGTTACAATTGCCGCCATCTTCTATAGCTTTTTTTCTTTATTTATACTATAATTTAGTGTCTATTGCACCAGTGCCCCTAATCCCAGCTTTCCTTCTTTGTATAGTTGGATAAGTTGTGAATCCTGTATTAACTGTTTTTCCAGTTACTGCAATAGATATTGGATCTGATGATCTAGTAAATCCAGATAATCTACCCCAAGAGAATTTACCACATCCAATTCCAGTTGTTCCTATTCCAATAATATTAGAACCAGAATCGACATTTGCCACAAACTCAAATCTATTTGGACCAGTCACTACTCTTGAATGAACATAGTAAATATTATCCAAATAAGTAGTTCCTATTCCAACTATAGCATCATTTCCACTATCAATAGAAGTTACTCCAGATCCAACCGAAGTATCAAAAATATGAATTGGATATCCAACAGATAAAGGAGCACATGATACACCATCTGGTCTATTAATAAAGAACTTTAATGCTAATGGATTACCTGAGGTTCCATTCGTTGTTGTTATTCCAGTAACTATTCCAGAGAATCCAGCAGTATTGGCAATACCACTAATAACTTCTTTTGGTGCCGTTGGTATTGGTGCAATAACTTGTGGTGGATTTGATCTAGTATATCCTGTTCCAGGATTTGTGACAGTAACACTAGTAATAATTCCAGCAGTAATATTTGCAGTTCCAAGGGCAATAGGATTAAGACCAGTACCTGATAGACCAGTTGTTGGTATTCCAATTGAAACATCAGTTGTTGTCCCAACATAACCTGAACCACCATCAACAACTGAAATAGAGCTAACAGTACCAGTAGCAGAAACAACAGCAGTAAGAGAAGCACCTGCTAAAGTTTGTGAATTATCAACAATTAATGCATTTACACTTAAAGGTGATTCAAGTTCATAATTAAATAAATTTAAAGTATCTACAAAAAGTTCAGTAGAATTTGTTGTTAATCCAGAAATTATTTTAGATTGTGGGAATATCAATGGTTCAATTGATGGTCTTGATTTATAAACACTTTCACCATTAATAATTTTATCACGTTTTTGTTTGCTCCAAACTACAGGTCTGTCAAAATCATCATCAATACCAACATCAAAATATAAATTTGTTTGAACAACATCAGAAGTAGTTATTCCTAAAACTGTTCTTTTTTCTTGATCTAATATCCTATTATCAGGATCTTTAAGAATTTGAAGTTCATCACCAGTTTTTATGGTTTCTACTATATCAGTATATTCAATATCTACATTGTTTGTTCCTTTATAGAAGAAAAGAGCAATATTATCAAATTCATCTGGTGGTTCTGTAAATACAAAACTTGTTCCACCATCATATAGATAAGATTCTCCTGGAACCTGTAAAACACCATTAACGAATATTAATAATAAAGATCTTATGTCAATTAACTGAGAATCAACGTCCCTTGAATCTGTTTTAAATACAACCAATTCACCATTAAAATTTAAAGGGAATCTAACTCTACTTCCATCTTGAAGACTTTGAATCGAATCTAGATAATCAAATTCACCTAAATTCCACATTGCAAATGTATCAGTGTATATACTATCAACGGTAATTTCAAAATTACTTAACATTGATGAAAGACCTTTATCAGTAACTATTCCAACTTTATTTGCAATTTCACCATCAAATATTGGTCTGAATACATCTCCTTTTTCAAATCCATAACCCTTTCTTGTTAATTCAAAAGATTTAACCTCATATAAAGTCGATCCTATTCCAGTCGTAGAAACAGGTCCAACATCAAGAGATATTAATGCTGCCTTTCCAGTATCAGTAGTTGAACCAACTGATAATTTAGACACACCAATTATTTCAAGATTTTCATATGATGGGGAAGGTGGCATAATAATAGGATTAACATATCCACTTCCACCAGTAACAACTTCAAAGGTTAAAGTTCCACCAACACCAACAGATGCTCTAATTGATGCTCCTGTTCCAACTCCACCACCAGAACCAACATTAACAGTAATACTATTTGAAGTTGCTTCTACAATTGTAGTAGATACTCCAGCAACAGGATCAACACCTGCACGTGGATATGTATGATCAGTTGCATATCCATCCTTTGAACATTTAAATGTTAAACCATTATTAGCAATTGATAAGGTATTAGCAGATCTCTTAATAGCACCAGCAACACCAGATACAAAAGTATGAACACTGGTATTAGATGATGGAGCATAATCTAATACAGTAATTTCAAATTTATCTCCACCACTTACATTAGAAATTGGAACCCATTTACCACTAAGAGGATCACTTTCTCTTGGATAATCATGATCAGTAGCATTAGAATCCAAAGCACACTTAAACTTAACTCCAAGATCATCAATTTTAACTAACTGACCATCTGCAAGTGCAGGACTAGGTGTTGCTGCCAATTTAACAGTCATAATACCGACAGTAGCATCATATTGCGTCCCAGTAGTTGCTTGATGAGAATCAGATGTAAGAAGACCATGAGCATTTTTTGTCAACACTAGAACGCCTGTATTGGACGTATATGAAACATCTGTAGGTGTAAATGTTGCATTAGCACCAATTCCATTTGCAGAGACTGTTACAGAATTTGTAACAGCACTCTCAAATCTATGATCATATGCAGCATCTATTATTCCAATAGATATTAAACCATCTCCAGTTGTACTTAATCCAGAACTATATCCAGATCCATTAAAATCATTAATTCCTAAACCAACAGATACAATAGATTTATTAGCACCAATAACTGCTGTTACTGCTGCTCCAACCAAAGGTGCTATACCTAATCCACCAGTAGATGCTATTGAAATAATCTGACCAGATCTAGGAAGTTGGTTTTGATTAACATCTGTATCACTAACAATAAGAACTCCATTATTTGAAGTAATACCAGTGTATACTATACTAGTAATTCCTACTGCTTCATTACCATCAAATGTATAATTATTACCTAAGTTATTTTCAGTAGTTGGTTTTTGGAAGAAACCATTAACCGTCATTAAAGTACTTCCTGTTGTAAGACCAATTGTATTGATACCACTTGAAGTTATTACAAATGTTCTTCCTATTCCTGTAAATTCTGATGATATGTCATCAAATATTACATTAGAAGAATAATCTTGCCTTAAATAAACTCTTCCACTAAAGTTTGCTTTACCAGTATTTCTATTAGACTCAGTTTTTGCTATTTCATTATTTCCACGAGGTACCTCACTAAAGTAAATTGTATCCCCAACAATATTATATCCACCTTTATATAATCTTACATCAGCAGTATCTGTGTGAGTAGATGCAGATGTTCCAACAAATCCTCTTTCAACTTCAATAAGTTTTAAAGAACCTGAGGGTGATATTGGACCAACATTAGTAGTTCCTATACCAACATTGATTATTTTTACATATTCATCATCAATTTTTAAAATATCATTAATAACTATCGTAGAAATACCAGAAACAGAAAGTACTGATGTTGATATAGAAACCTGACCACTAACATTACCAGTAAGAGTATGTTTAATTGGAGTATATGCCAAAGGTGATTGAATAATATCGTCTAGAACAATTAAACTCTTCTCATTTTTCTTATCCATTTCAAATCTATGATAATTACCAGATCCTAATGCAGAGAATGTTACTGCTGAACCACCTAACGTAGTCGATACTTGGAATTTATCAGTATCACTCTTTATACAATAAACTTCTTTTGGTAATGGGTTTCCACCAGTCATTACAAGTGATGAGATTCCAACACTATCAATTGAAGATCCTGGGGTATAAACTAATTTTTCATTATTATTAAAGAAATGGTCTTTAATAGTAAACATTCCAGTAGAAGATACTAAAGAATTGGAATCAGGATTAAAATATTTTCCAAAAATTGGAGTATCTTTATATCTTAATCTAAAGGCATTATTATTTCCTCTAAGACTATTTGATCCATCAAATTGTAATAATGATAATGAATCAATAGATTTTCCGTAAGTAAGAATTGAAGGTGTGTTAATACTATCAATATTAGTATTAAATATTTCACTAAAAATTTGAACTTCTATATTACCACCACCATAAAATTCTGTATTTGGTGTAAAGATTAAATTAAAATTAGATCCACTTATACTTGAAGAGAAAGTACCTATTCCAATATCATTACCGATAGAAATAAATGGATACTGTTCAATAAATGTATCAGTTCCATCATGAATCATTAATAATTGATGTACAGAGCTAGTATTTCCTATTGAAGTTCTTATTATACTCTTAACAGTACTATCTTTTGTCTTATTAAATTGAGCAATAGTTGTAGTTGCTCCTAATGCAACATTTACAAAATTAGAATGTATCCTTATAGAATCTTCACTTCCATCTGGTTGTTCTGCAGACTTAAATCTATAAGTTCCAATACCAGAAGCAGTAGTACCAAAACCTACTATTTTAGATCTAACTTCAACTGTATTGGATCTATCATTTGTATATTCTACATGTAAAATATTAGAATCTATTTTTGATGAGAAAGTACCAATACCACTATCATTGTTTATATCTAAGTCATAACTAGCAATATAAGAATTTGTTCCATCATGAGTTATATAAAGATCAACAATTTGATTCTCAAAAGTAGTAGTATCTCTTAACTCAGCAGATACAAAATATGATTCCATATTCGCTACATTATCTGAAGTAAGTGTAACAGTAGTACCAGCACCAACCTGAGCACCAATACCAGTTAACTCAGAGAAACCAACACTAGTTGTTCCAATTCCAGTATTAATATCACCACTTATAGAATTAAACGAATTTTGGAAAATTTTAATATCAAGATCTATATCAAACGTGTTATTTGGTATAAATTGTAGTTTATAACCATCATCATAAACTCCTATAACATCTGTAAGGCTTCTGTAAGTATCATCCTTACCAGTATTTGATAATGAACCTCTTTCAATAGTATATACATCATTATTGTTATAATCTATTGAAGTAACAATTTCCGAACATTGAATATCATTATTTTCTGGATTTCTAACTTGAATCAAAAATCTATCATAACCATTTGCTAATATAATATCTCCAGTAACACTAGCATTATTTGTTGCGTTTGAAAATAAACGATTAATATTATCTATTTCTAGAACTCTATTAGTTTTGCATTTGAAATAATTTACTAACTCTTTATTTTTAAATTGAATATATTTTGATCTTAATGGATTTGTAAGAATATCAATATCCCTAACCATATCAAATCCATTAATAGAATCTACCCTATTATCACTAAGAAAATCACGAACTATAGTTGAAGCATCTACTGCTGTTGTTAATCCAGAACTAGTACTAGAACTAATTCCAGTATCTGCAAAATTCTTAAGTCCAGTAGTATGAACCAATCTATTTACAGGATCAATTAATTCTTTATATTCAATTGGACTTTGAATAGTATAAGATAGATTTTGATAATAATCATTATCAGGTAATACTTGATAGTCTTGATCTAATTTTCCAATATTATCAAGCCAACCAATATCTCTTCTAGAAGAATAATCTACTGTAAAAAACCCTTTATTTTCATATAAGGTATTAATAGTAGCAACAGTACCACTAGTCTCACCTTTAATTTTATCATCAATCTTTAAATCATATTTACCTAATATTTTTATATAATCATTGCCAATTTTATCTAGAATAAGTTCTCTATCAATAAATTGTCCATTATTATCTACTAATATATTTTCTCCTTCAATAAATCCTGTAGATTCTTGAGTTATAGTAAATTTAGGATACTTACTATAATTAATTAAAGTTGCAAAAATTTGTTCTGCTTTTGCAAATCCAGGATTTGGTGCAATACCATTTATATTAATTTCCAATTCAAATGGATTTGTTGAATTTATTTTTGTTACTGGATAAGTTTTAAATCCATTACTTGGTGAATTAAGTGTGGTTCCATTATCATCAATATTTTGTACATTCTCAACAAATACAGAATCCCCTATTGCAAATGGAATTTCGCTAAATCCAAGTACAGGTGTACCTAAAACAAATGTAACAATACCTGTTATTGTACTATTAGGTTGGGATGAACAAATATCAACATTAGTAATTGTAACACCATTTGTACCATCAATTGCATATATTAAAGCATTACCAATACCTTTTGGTTCAGATAATACATTAACATTCTCAATTGATTGAGTTGATGGACTAACAATTGCCTCCAAAGCACCAGAATCAACAATTTGTCTAGTATCTGCATCAACAACAACTAATTTAGGGTTAGATTGATATCCAGAACCACCATCTGTTATAGTTACTGATTTAATTGTATCAAAATTCTTTAATGCTATTACAGGAGATACTTTTGCTATTGGTACTAAAGTTTTATCAGAAGAATACTCAAATCCAACATTTAATATACTAGTATTATTAATTTTATTTGCATTTTTAGATCTTGGTAAAACAATAGCATTTTTTCCTTGAGTTGAAGCAACACTTACAAATGTAGGTAATTGCTTATATCCTTCTCCACCAAAATTAAGTTTAATATCGTTAATTGGACCACGTGCCCTTATAGAATCAGTATTATATGTTATAGTTCCTATTCCTATAGCAGTTGCAGCATATCCAAGAATTTCTGGTTTATCTTCTACTACAACCTTAAAGGAAGTACTAGTAACACCTAAAATAGAATAATTATTATTATACTTACTATCAATATAAGAAATTTTTGATTTATTGACAACATCAATATCAGATGTGCTTATAAATCCACCTTTTTCTATATTATAAAATAAATTTAATGGATTATTATCAGAATAGTTTAATGTTACAGTAGAACCAGTAGTTCCAGATGCTCCAACTTTAGATATTATATAACTATCAGTTTTTCCAGTAGATACAAAATTATCGACATAATTATTATCATAATATAAATTAAAATCATATCCAGACAATGAAGAATCTGAAACATCAAATACTAAATTATTATCTCTTATAATATTGATTGGAGGATTAATTAGAGACAACTCATGGGAAATACCACCCTTATCAGTTAAAGATACAACATCAGGAGGAACTTTTGTAGATTGAGCATAAGTATTTGATAATTTAATATTATTATCATCTATTCTATAAACAAAATATCCAGTAGTACTTAAACCACCAACAATAGTTTGACCAACACCAGTATTATCATATAATACTTTATCTCCAGTTTTTAATCCATGAGCATTAATAGTTAATGTATTTGTAGTAGTATTAACACCAGTAGAATTAAATCCAATTGGATTAATTAATAATTTATTTTTAATACTATGATATTTGACTTTAATTGCAGTAGAAGTTCCAATACCAACAGATTCTCTTGGTTTAACTTCTAAATTAATTATATCTTGTTCTCGTAATTGATGATCAGTAGAAAGAGAAACTGTTGTTAGAATTTTTTCTGCGGTAGCAGTTACTTGATTATATTGTGTTCTAAATGAGTATCTGAAATCATCATCAGCATCACTAATAAAATATAATCCAGAACTTTGACCAATTGTTCCTATTCCAGATCCAATCTCAGCAACATTAGTAACAATTCCTATATAATCCTTAGACTTATTGATAGCATATACAATATCATCGTGACCAATACTAGTAACATTACCACCAGGAACCCCATTAGTAGATACACCAATATTGGTAAATCCAATATTTAAAGGTTCCTTAAAGATCAATTTATCTCCTGTTTTAAATCCGTGATTTGGAAGATATATGCTTTGAGCAGGTACAGATACTGTTTCTGAAAGACCAGCAACTGTAACAGTTATTGACGTTGAAAATCCAGCAACAGTTGCAATACCAACTGACTGTTTTGGATTAAAATAAACAACTTTATTCAATCTTGAGTCAAAATAATCAGTTTTTACTGGTATATCAAATGAATTTGGAATTAATGTAACTTTTGAAGAAATTGTATGTGCCGTACCAGTAATACCTCTAACACACCTCAATATATTTCTATCTTCAAACTTATTAAGAACAAAAAATCTTTCTGAACCAATACCAATACTACTACCAACAGAAATTAAATCAGATGTTCTACCAACAACAACATCTGTTACAATACCCAATGATGTTGGATTTGCAATACATTCTTGATATAAAAGTGTAGACTCACTATTAACACCAATAATATGAGATCCAGTAACTGATTTAAGATCACTAGATATGCCAGAAATTTCAATACTATTACCAGTAGATAAATCATGGAATGTTGAAATAGATACAGATACTGTATTAGAATTCTTCCATACTAATTTTACATTTGCATATTCTTCATATATTGTCTCAATATTTGTTATTGGTACACCAGATATTGAATTAACACTAGCACTTAATCCAGATCCATCAGTATTTTCATTATTAAATATGATACTATCTCCTAATTTATAATTTTCACCTGAATTGACAATCTCTAAGGAATCTACAGATCCACGAGTTACTGATTCAACAACTGTTAATTGTGGAACTAATTTATCCGAATCTATAATAAAATCATTATTTGTAAATTCAGAAATCATCTTATATGATGCAGTATTTCTAACTAAATCTGAATTATTAAAATCAAAGGATTGTGTTATTTTAAATTCTGGATCCAGAACATCATCTGATGATCTATAAGTATTTCCAATAAAATATGGGAATTTTGGAGTTTGTCCAGGTATATCGCTTGTTACCCCTACGAAATAAGCATATACTCCATTAGGATACTCAGGAGTTTTACAATATCTTCCATTATGTTCATCTAGATCACCAATAGTAGAATCATATACATAATCATCAACAAAAAATCCAGCTGCAAATGTAGTAATACCAGGTCTATCAATAACTTGAGAAGTATCTAATTTGTAACTTGGTTGTAAGGTCTTAATATCTGGACCTAATTTAGTAGGATCACTGTAACCATAAGGACCATATATTGGATTGCCATCGTAAGCCCATCCGATAATTGAAGAATGATTAGTAGTAGGATTAGGATCATTATAATAATCAGAACCAATATCTGTAGAATATCCAACTACAGAATATCTTAATCCATTTTGAGATTCTTCTAGTATCTCACTACCATATTTTTCTATATTGTTTATAGTTAATTTTCTAATATCTAATCCAAAAACTGCATTAGACCCAGATGGTGTAACCTTAATAGATGTTTTACTTGTAGTAAATCCAACACCACCATTAATAATTTTTAGATCAATAATAGATAAGTAAGTTTCTGAATTTGGGTCAGTATCTATTATTGGTCTTATCTTTGCATTAGATCCATCACCGACGACTTCTATATTAGGAATTGAATAATATTCACCACCGCCATTTTGAATATTAACTTTAATTATTTTACTACCAGATATAATTGGTTGTAATGCTGGTTGAATAACAGTTCCCGTTCTACTATTTCCAATTTTTGTTATAATATCTGGATTATTTTGATAATTAATAACTGTTTGAGAACCATATGAAGATCCCTTTTCATAAAGTATTACATCAACTACTTTACCTTTAATAATAGGAGTTAAGTTTATTTTATCAGATGTTGAAACAGAATATGTAACCTCTGGAGAAATTTGAATATCTGGATACTTAAATACCTGATATCCAGTTCCTGTTGATCCAAATTTAACATAATCATTATTATTATAATTTATATTTGACGTTCCACCAATTCCAGCATCGCAAAGTCTGAAAGATTTATTATCTACTTTGACAACCTTATATTGAATTGAAGTTGATAAACCACTAATAGATATGGGAAGTGTAGAACCAATTCCAACAGCAGTTGTATAACTAATCAATTCTCCATCAGAAAAACCATGATTATCAAAGGAAACTGTAGAAGTAAATGTAGAAATTCCAGTTGGATTAACATAAACTTGACGATTTGTAAATGGAGCACCTGAAGATATAATTTCAACAGATTTTAAGGTATTTTTAGCCTCTTTAAGTCTAAATTTATGAATACCAGATTTATTAATAGAAGTAAATGCTATGGTATTAATACCACTATTATAGTCATTTTCATTACCAAATAATTTAATAGTACTCAATCCAACTACTTCTGGCCAATATTGTTCACCCTGAATTAAAGAATTATATTCATCAGCATTACTTCCACCCCATGTAGTAATCCCTAATTGATTATTTCTATTTCTATCATAAATCAATACTTGCCCACTTTTTAAATTATGATTTTCTTTAAAGGTTATTGTTTCTGCTTGGTTATCAACCCCACCATTAGCAGTAGCCAATCTTCCATCAAACTCTAATTCTCTATTTCTTTTACTAACAACAGGTCTTATAACAGTTTCACTACTATTACCACCAGTAAGTTTTATTGAATTTACACTTTCAATATCAAAATTTTGAGGATCTACTAAAATTTGTTCAACATCACCCTCAATAACAGGTTTAACTAATGCAGTAGAACCCAAACCACCAACAATTGAAACTTCGGGTAAATTAATTACATCATAACCACTTCCCTGACTTATAACAGAAAATTTATCTATTGGACCATAAAAAATACTGTCTGATGACTTATAATTATTAATTTCTACACCATCAATCAACATTCCAACAGGTCCAGGAATAGTTTCAATTTTTTTACGATCATTTAAGGATAAATCTACGGAAAATTTCTTTAATAATCGTTGATTACCTATTTCCTTATTATAATGTTTTAATAAAGTAAAAGTATGTTTGTCATTATTCTTTAATGGTATACCAAATTCTATGAAATTGTTAGGAGTTCCTCCAGATCTGGATAAAAGTTCATCTGTTTCAATAAAAGATGGTGATAAGTATAAATTAATTTTTCGACCATCACTTAAAGATTTTTTAACATAATATACACCTTCTTCCAATCCAACCAATGTTGCCTTACCTTCTGGTACACTATAATATACTGCATCTCCAGTAACAAATGACACATTATTAGAAAATGATATTATTGAATATTTTTCAGTTACAGAATTGTAATTTCGTATTGTTGATGTATCAGCAATAGGAATCTCTGATTTTATAATATCTTTAGTGATTGTGTAATTTGGTAATGAATTAGAAGCAACATATAAATGAGTATCAGATTCATTATAGACATTCTGAACATTTGATGTTAGCTGATTTCCATACTTAACAGGTGCACCCGTACTTGATACCTTATCTAAAACCTTTCTTATAGCATAAGTTTTTGTACGATCTAAATCATACTCAATATCAACTAATTTAATTGTATTATTACCTAGTGAAATTTCATTAATTTTAGCGGGTGATACTCCCTGTATTGGTGTAACAATTGATTTATTCTTAAACGGATTAGATGTTTTTTCAATAATTTCAACATAATTACCCTTAGATAGTCCTGTAGTATCAAATACATCAAGAATATCTTCTTTTAATGTTAGAGTACTAGTTCCTTCACTTGTTATACTTTCAGAAATTATATCATATGATGGTGATGAATTATAAATCCACGAATTGGCAAATATTTCCTTATTTGTACTACCTTTTTCAATATTTTCCCCAAGACTTTTAATAATAACCTTTTCATTCTCTATTGATAATCTATTATTTTCATTTGGAATAAATTTAGATAAAATTCCAGTAATTCTTAACTCTACTTTCTTTGTTATATCCCCATTTTCATATCCAAAAATATTATCATCAAATCTTATATTATCTTCAGAAGAAATTGGATTATTAACACCAGAACAATTTAAAAATTGATTTAAAGTTTTATCAGTATATTGAATATTAGTGTTAATACCTGATATAATTGTACCAGTAGTACCAAAACCAACAGTAGAATCTACTGTAATAATGGTTGATCCAGTAGATACGTTACCAATAACCTTTGTTTTACCTGGAATATTAAAGGTTCCAGTAACATATTCTTCATCATCATATCCGATAAATGCATCCAAAATAAAATAATCAGAATCAGAAAGAACTCCTGATCCTGGAACACCTAAAACAGGTTCAACTTCGGATATAGACGCTGTAGCATTAGGATCAGCAGACCTACTAACTGTTTGTCCTTGTAAATTTATTGGATTTCCAGATATTCTTTCAGCAACAATTCTTTCACGTCTAATATATTTTGAAGATGATGGTTTAATCAAATAATCTTCAAGATCAATTATTGTAGGATCTACTCCATATAATACTTTAAAAAGGATTTTAAAAGATTCTTCAGTACCTTTTGATTGGAAAAATGACTTTGCTTCTTTTATAAAATTATTAACATCAAGATCAGATATAAAGTCAGCATTTTCTAATCCAGGAGTTAATGTATATTTAAGTTTTTTATAAAATTCTTGTAAAAATAAAGCACTAAGATTAGAAACAGAATCTCCAATATTATGAATTCCTGCAGTAGAAGTTGAAAAAACTAATTCTCTTGGACTATTATCATCATGATATGTTGTTATTCCACTAAATCCACGAACACAACCAGTAAAACTAGTATTTGTTTTACCAGTATATGTAATAATCTCATCACCAATCTTTAAAAGTCCATATTCATTAGGAAATCCCTTCGTATTTGTAACATTAATGGTTAAATCTTCATTAGTAATATTAGCACCCAATGTTGTTACACCAACTATAACATCAGGTGTTAAATTATCTAATTTTAAATATTGATCTAAATTATCAGTAATATCAATCGGACCACCACGATATTCCTGAGAAATATAATATTGCTTTAAAAAGTCTACCGTCTTCGGACTTTCACTTAATACAAATTCAGGAAGTTGATTATCAACAATTTGTTGTACTTGAATTCTTTTATCAATACCAGTCGTTATCATGCCCTTATTAATGCTCCGTTTGTATAGCTTGAGGTAACTTTAAACCCAACTCCAGATATTTGTTGTCCAGAAGTAATAGTGTCTTTAACCATATTTATTGAACTATTTCCAATGGAAAATTGAAGATATAAATCTTGAAGACCTATAACGTCATTAGATTCTGGAAATGCTTGAACTTCTATAACATTATTTGCTATTTGAGTCGATGTTATATTAATTGTAGTCAAAATTATCTCACCTTTAATATAATCAACTGTTCCTGCCTCTTCAACAACAACAGTTTTTGAAGAATCAATAATATCTGGTTTAACAATTGATATTATGCCAGTTTTTTCATCTTCATTTGGCGTATCTGTCAAATAAACCATGTCATTTGAACCAGATATCTTAAATCCCGTACTTTTAATGTTAAGTCCTTCTTTTTTAACATTAAATTGGTTACCAAAACACAATTCATACTGTGCAAATTGATTTATAAGAGCATTTAAGTTCCTTCTAATTCTTACTCTTGTAATATTTGATGTTATTGAGTCATCAATATTGTCAATTACACTTAAAACTTTACTATATCTAAATCTTCCTCCAAATTTGTTAAGATCTAGTGAATTTGAGTATTTTACAAGATTATTTGTAACTCTTACATTCAAATCATTGATATTTTCGACTTTAGAATCGTTATAATAGACATAACTTTCGAGTTCAATGTACAATATTTTAAGATCTAAGATTTTTTGATTAATTCCCGTTAAAGAATAGTTTTTTAAGTCAGAAAGTATCTGTGTTTTGTCAAAATCAGAGACAAATTCACCATTTTTTGGTTTAATTGTGATAAAAACTGTTCCAAATTGTGGTGGATCCACTTCTTCACCACCAACAACAGAAACACTTTCAGTATTTGGGTAAATTTGCTGTATTATTGACTCATAATCCCTTGCTGTAACCGCCCTGTACTGTGATGAATACAATCTAGGGGCATAATACTTAATTGAATCGATAGATTCGATTTCACCACCATTACTTGCCTTATTTTCAGTGGTAATTGTAGGTGTAGATACACTAATAAGGGCACCAGAGGGGTTTGCTATAGTGCCAGAGAAGGTAAATACACCTTCTGATCCACTAGACCCACCAGGACCATTTCCAGAGGCACCATCAGTGATAATATAACTGATTGTAATAACAGAACCACTCTCTAATTTTTTACCAAAGTAACCATCACCAAATAAAAGTTCATATTTTTCATCCTGAACCTCTTGTAACAGATATATTTCCGAATTTTTATCAATATTTAAAATATTATCAACTTTTTTATATAAATTACCCCTTCCTACACTTTCATATTGATTTGTATCAACATTATAGTTATTAACATATACAACTAAAGTAGCAGTATCAATACCTATATTATCTAATATAAATCTTTGATCTAGTGAACCATCAACAGTGAATTTTTTAGTAGTATATACTCCCTGATAGACTGTTATATTTGAAAAATTATGAGATCTACTTGTTTCTTGCCCATTAGAATCAGTTACAACCGTTGCAGCTCTTTCTATATCATCAGGAATAGAGAATACAAAAGAACTATTATCTGTTTGCCCAGTACACACTAAACCTGCCTTTAAGACTGCTGTATCATAGTTAGTATCAGTTGTAACGTTAAACGAAACAGATGCCTGTGCAGCACTTCTAGAACGGGGTACATAACCAATATTTCTTGCTAATGATACAACATTTTCTCTTACAGTTGCTGAATCTAGAAAAGATTCATTTACAACCATGTTTGAGTTGAATGCTGTAATATACGTATTATATGCTAGAGTGTCAATTAAAACCGAAAAGTTAGAACCTTCAAAATCAAAATCAGTAAAATCTGAATTTGCCCGAAGATAACTCTTGATGGAAGATTTTATTTGATCAAAATCTAGATTTGTAAATTTAGTAATAGGCATATTATCTCGTGGCTTCTAATAAAAAGGAAAACTCTTGTGCAGGAAACTGTTGTCCGATGATATCATAATGAATAATTACTTCAAATGCATTATCATCTGGTCTTGGAATTACTTCTATGTCTAAATTTTCAACTCTTGGTTCAAAATTATTGATTGAGATCTCTATTTGTCTTTGAATATTAGATGCAGTACCAAAGTCTACAAAATCAAATAGAAGACCAGTAATATCACTACCAAAGATAGAATTAAAGAATTTTTCTCTAGGAATAGTTTGAACTATGTTCCTTACAGATTTTTTAATTGCATCTTCATTCCTAATAGACCCAATATCATTTGTTATTGGATGTCTCTTAAAGGACAAACTAATATCTTTAAATGACCTAGATATCCTCGTGTTCATTTTAAATTAGAAATAATAAACAGTTTTCTTAATATATTTATACCTATTACTAGGATTAATCATACATCGAAATATTTAGCATTAAAAAAGCGTCCCTTTCGAGACGCTTCAGTTATCTTCCTTGTCCTCTATACTTCTTTCGAGGCGAGTTACGGGATGTTGCTGCGTATTTTGTATGCTTTCCATTCCCTTGACGAGTTTTCTTCGGCGGTGATTGTATAAAACCTTCCCCACCTAAACCACCTTTTGCTCTTACTGCCATTTAATCCTCCATAATAATTTCAGTTCGTATGTCATTAGGATGCGGTGTGCCTGTCTGATAGAATTCTATCGAGAGGTCTTCTAGTCTATCAAACATTTCCATCTGAGATAGACTAGAGAATATCACCTTATCGTTTACTATAATATTATATGACTCTTGTTTTTTCATGTCCTACACGTACTCGTGGATCGCACCAGATCTCGAAACCTGCATCTTTTGCATCGAGACAGAAAGATACATCTTCACCACACATGTCTTGAACTTGCCCTGACTCGAAGACTTGCATCTTAGGTGCGAACCATGGGTAAGGCATTCCTTCATGTTCAAAAACGCCCTTCTTGATCAATAACCATCCGAAACCTGTATAATCTACTGTAAAAGGTTTGCGTCGTTTGGATATACTTTCAACAGTTTCGTGATTCATCACTCCACCATTTGATCTGAAATCATCTTCCTCTAACCAATGTGCTACAGATGTAGTTTTACCATCTTCGGTAGCATACCAACCTGCTGCAAGATCCTTTTCCATTAATACTAATTGCCAAAACTTCTCAGAATTGAAAACAATATCACTATCAATCCATAATTGCCAGTCATATTTTAGTTTACCATCCCATGGTAACTGTTCTGGTCCTCGCAGTACATTTGCTCCTAAACATTTGCATCTTGCAAAGTTTACCATTGATGAATAATCTTGTGAAATTTGAATACTCGCCCCTGCTTGCACTAAGTCAAAACAAAGTTGAACGAAGGACTTTAAGTACTGATACGATACTCCTCTACCAGGTAAACAGAATACTACTGATTTTCCTTGTACAAGTTGCTTTGCTCTATCGTAATCCCACTCAGATTCTTTCTTTTTAGTTGCTACAGGTGTTTTTGCCTTTACTGTAAATCCTTTAGCCATAACGTGTTGTAATTACAATTCAATTATATCAGTTTATATAGCGATTGTCAATATGATGCATCAATCATCTCAGGTTCGCTTAACTTTTCATACGTTAAATCTTCTGTAAAATATGACTTATATATCCGTCTCCATATAATATTAAACTCCCACTCAGTTAAATCTTTGAATAAACAATTATTCTGTAAGTATATGTGATAAGTAGGATTTTGTTTAGTCATTTTCTCTTTCTGTGATAACAATTTCAGTTCCGTCTAATGTAAGTTCAATCTCAGACCCCTCATACCATCCAAAATCATTGACGACCCATTCGGGCAATTCAACATAATAATGATTTGTTACTGAATCAACCTGTATAGTCTCAAAAATTTTCCCAGAATTTTTCTTCATATAAATTCAATCCTGTGTCGAAATTATATATGAGAAAAAAAAATTTGATTTTCCTTATATTTAAAGGTCGATCTGGGTCGTTTATAGCTTAGGGGATCCATCGGAATTATAAACAACCCCCCCATCAACGGGGGGGACTGTCTGATTCACGAACGGATGACTATGCTATATTGCCAATTGCCTTAAGATGAGTTTGCCAACATAGTCTTTAGCATTATAAGGGATAGTGACATTATGATCATGATCATCATGACCCCACACCTCATGCCTCCCACCGTTGCGAATAAAATACCACCCTAACGCTTTAGCACGTTTTTTTAACTGTTTACATTTCATGCTACTGCAAACCTCCGATTAGGATTAGTGAAATTGTTGTAACTAAACTCACGACGGTCAACCAACTTGAAATAACCGAACCGTGAGATCATGACGTATCCTTCGCCTTTGATTGGTTCGGGGTCACCCATCACACAGGTTTCAAAATCAGCATTATCTCTGCACAGTTCCAACGCTCTCAACTTTAACTCATTTACAGCACACCACAACTCAATCAAATTGGAACTGCCATAGTTTCCATCATCATCAAAATCAGATGGGTTAACCTCTTTACCCTCACGGATGAGATAGTTCAAATTGATTTTAATCTTCTTAGCAGTCTTCTCATCTACGAAGTCAACGCACGTTGC